GTACAGTCAGTACAGTAGAGCGTGCAGACCGAGGCGTTGGTCTGTCACTGCGGCGCGCGTCGTCGTTTGTACGTTATCGGCAGCAGATACTGCACCGTGACCGGATCTTCGTCCTCGACGATCATCTCGGCGCTACCGGGACCGAGCCACTCCAGATCGTCCTGATCGAGCTGATTGTCGACGATAATTTGCCCTGATGTTTCTTTCATTCGATACGTCGTCGACTTGACGTCATTCGTACGATCGTAATTATCGTAACATCGGCAGTAGACGACACCTACCAGATGCTGAACGCCGCCTTTCCCCGTGGGGTCAATGGCGGAATAACCGGTTTCGCCGCCATTGAGGGGACCTTCTTCCTGAAACACGATCGCGATTTGTGGATCGGACGAGTCCTCTCGGTATTTACCGGTGTGAATGTCAGGGTCGACACTAACATCGTACGCGTTCCAGTTGCTTCGAAGCAACTGAGTGATTGTTAGGACGGGATCTACATCTCGCGTTGACATCGTGCCCTAATGAGACCGCCGTCTTGATCGTCAGCGACGAGCACTGAGTATGTTTTGCCGTCGACCGTGAACTCGCTGACAGGCGCTTCGTCGTCGACAGTCACTGAATCCTTGACGAAGAAGTCTACGTCGACAGTGTGATCTTCGCCATCCGGGCCGTGTACGACCTCCCCCTGATTGAGTCTGTCGACTCGTGCGGTCACGATCTCTTCGTGTTCTGTTTTTTGCGCATCACCGTATTCGTTTTCGGTTTCGAACGAGAATCGCGTGATCGTGACATCACGGCCGTGTCGTTCGAGCATTCGATGTCTCATGAGATTCTCTCGGCCTTGATGCTTTCTTTGAGATCGCCCGATCGAACCTTTGGATGCGCCGGATGGGTTCCATCGGAGCGACTCATCGACGCCCGAGCGGCGCTCGCGTTCGCCTTGGCCTGCTTCTCGATCGCGAGTGCGAGTCGCCCGATGAATCCGTCCATGTCGTTCGATTGTCGAAAGATGCGCTCGGCTTGATTGTTCGTCACGTCTTGAGCAGCAGGGAACAAAAACGGATATGGCTCGTGTTGACTCGTACCGAATTCCAAATACACTGCGTATTCGACGTCGGTGCCGACGACCCAGACGACCTCGTTTGGCATCGTCATTTCCTGTAATTGGTTTAACACGAATCCGAATCCGTTGAGATTGAATCCAAATGGTGTCTTGGGCATCAGTACATGTTCCTGCTGTCGAGCGCACGAATGTTGGCCCGTTCCTTGCTCGTGCTCGTAAGCGTGTTCGTCGGATCGAGCGCGATCGCTCGCTGACCGTACTGCGTTGCTTCGAAGTGTCGTCGAGTATTTCCTTGATAGACGGCACTCGAGTCGCCGATTTCGTCCTCTTCGACACGAGGATCTTGCGCGGATAGCATGTGCTGTGCCACGAGCTTTTCGATGAGTCTCAGTCTCGTGTCACTGATGCTGCTATCGATATTCGCGATGTCGTCGACGATTTCGCTCGCGATCTCGATCCAGTCGATGATCGCTTCGGAATCGAGATTCGTGTCGATCGTCGTCGTAACGGCCGACTCGGTAGTGCGCGTCATCTGCGATCGTCGATTGCCTCCTGGACACTGTCACGGTCGTCTATCTCGGCGAGTTCGTCGAGGAATTCGTCGGCGTCTCCGTCTTCTATCGTGTTGACGACCGTCTGCCAGTGCTCGTCGGCGAGCTCACTGGCACGCTCGTCAGTCTCACTATCTGATTCGTTGTCAGACTCGTCGACAGGTTCGAGTCGATCGTCGAGCGCGTCGTACACCGACTCACGAACTTCGATGACGTCGCCTTCGACGTACACGTCGCCGGCTTGCCTGACTCGACCGTGTGTCACTCGACACTTCATAGCCCCGTCATCTCGACGATACCGGACTGGCCGGTTCCGTCGGACTTGATCTCGGGCGCCATCGCGGCCATGACCTTGAAGTGATTGGTCATACCGGAGCCGCTCTGCCACTCGACGGTCTGAACGTCTTCGGCTGACGCGAGCTCGACGACGTCCTGTCGCGGATCGACCATCACGGCAGTGCCGTCGTCGAGATGGGACGCGCGTCGGAACGCGCCGATCTCGGTGCCGAACTCGCCCTCGAGACGCTCGCGAACGGTCAGATTGCCGTCACCGTCCGGATCGATGGCGGCACGGAATACGCGCCACTGCTCGGGCGCCATGTACAGCCAGAAGCCGCCGCCGTCACGCTCGTCGTCGTCGAGCTCGTCGAGTGCGTCGACGATCGTGGCACGAATCTCGCTTGCACCGCTGCCGGTGCGTGACCAGTTCTCGCTCGCGGCGACGGTGTTTCGATCCGGATGGGTCGTGTAGCCGTACAGCTCGAAGCTATCACGATCGTCGCTGACCTGAGGATTCCATCCGTGAAACAGAATGTCTTCGAGCGTCTCTGTGACCGCTCGAGTCGCGTCTGCGACCATGTCAGTCCGAAGGTCGTTGTTCAGACGACGCGACGTGAGTAGATCACGTTCTCCGATGCGGAAATCTTTGTGCACGATGGGCACCGGAACGCCTTCCGTAGAGTACGTCGCGCGGTCCTCTTCGGACTCGGTCTCACCGTCCATCGAGACTTCGGCGCCGGTCATCTCGTTCATCGTCTGCCACAGATCGACCTTCGTCGCGAGCGAGATGTCGCGAGTCAGGCCTGCACTCTGAAGGTCCGAGATGCCGACGAGCTCGCCTCGATACACTTCGACCATGCGGTCGGAGAGCACTCGCCATTCGTCGTCTTCGAGTGTCGTAGCGTTTGCCGCGATCTGCTTGCGTTCCTCCTGATTCGCCATGAAGTAGCTCAGACCCTCTCCGAACGCACCGGAAACGGCATCTGCGCCACCAGAGACGTTAGCTGCGTGACTCATGTTAGATCACCTCTGCGCGAACGCGGACTGCTTCAGCGCCACCGCTGTTGTCGACTGCTTCGGTCGCGACCATGATGGCTGCGTTGTTCTCCTTGTCGGTCCCGTCGGACACGCGCAGCGCACCGGATCCGTCACTGACGAGCAGATCGTCTTCGGTGACGTTTTCGCCAGCCGCGAGCCACATGTACGCCTCTTCGCCTTTCTTGAAGTGACGGAACTCCGCGTGCTCGTCGGCAGCGTAGTCGTCGTCGATTCCGCCGCCGGTGTGGGAGTACTCGAGCGCGACTCGCGTCGGAACGGGAACGCCCTCGTTCGACTGTGCGCCGAGCTGACGGGCCTCGTCGGCACCTGTGTCCTGACTCCCCTGAACTTCGACGAGCTCACCGGGAGTGATCGATTCTTGCGCGACACCATCCTTTACATCACGACTTGTATCGTCACCGTGCAGCAGAATAGTGCTTGGAGTTGTGGTTCGTGCCATCATTCGAGCTCCTTGGCCCGTTCGCTCGCCGACAGCGCCGGCATGTCCTCAGTCGACGACGCGTTCGCACTCGCGCCGCGAGTGCCGACGAAGTTCGCCGGTGTCTGCTCGTCGTCGAGTTCGTCGGCGAGCACCTCGAGTGCGTTCGTGTCGAGCTCGTCGAGTTCTTGCTCGTCGCGATCCGTATTGGACGACACTTCTTCGACGAGCCCCTCTCGATGCTCCTCTTCGTTTTTTGCCTGCTGTTCTTTCAGCTCCGACACCTCGTCGCGAAGTCCCTCGATCTCGTCGAGCAGCTCTTCGTTTGCGTCCGGTTCGTCGCTGCCGTCATTACTGCTGCCCTTATCAGACTCTACAAAACGATTGTAGATCTGGTCGAAGCAGTCGGTCTCTTCCGACGGCAGATTCTCTTCGTCGAACCCGTGATCGTCGACGAGTTCTTGCGTTTTGTCACTCATTGTTGATTCCGTGTCGGATTCCGCCGACTCGTTCGATGTTTGTACGTCTAGTCCGAGGAACGACCTGACATTTCCGATGAATCCGTCATCGGAGTTTCCGGACATCGCGTTCTCGAGACTCTCCGGCTCGATCGGCGGGTCATCGAATTCACGATTTGCTTCCTGAAGGACGCTTAGCAGTTTGCTTTCGTCCGATGCGTCGCTTCGAAATCGAAACGCCGAAGCGACGTTTCCGGCACGCAGATTGCCGTCAGCGTCGACGAGCGGAAACGACGATGCGGACTTCGTGTTTTCGTCGAACACGTAATGATCGTCGAATTCGTCTTCGGAGATTGACGACTCGTCGAGACTGCCGTCTTCCGTATCGGTGAATCGAATACCGTCGATCGTCTTGTTGACAGTCGGCGTGTCCATGTGAGTTTCCTCGCCCATCGGGTCCTCGTTGAACTCATCGGGGTCATCGGTCGCGCAGACCATGATGTTTTCACTCTGCGCGCTGTCGATTTCGTCGATTTTGCGTTGTGCCCACTCGACGCCTTCGTCGCCACCCCATGCTTTCCACATCATCCAGCCGCAGTTTTCTCTGCCCTCGTCGCCCTGCTCCTTGTTGTCTTCGTGTCGTGCGAACGACGCCATTCGACCGATGACGTCCTCGCTGAGCGACTCGCCCGACGCTAATTGATTCGCACGCGTCCAGCCGGTCTGACGTCCACAGTCGTTCGGATTGCCAGTGTCATCGCGAGCATCGAGCGCCATTTGTGCGTTTTGTTGTGCGGCTTCTGGCGGCACCGTGTCGACGTCATCAGGAACGGCGTTCGCAGCTGGCGCACCGGCCATACATCCGTCTTCTACCGAGCATCGGCCAGATTTATTCGGAAGTATCGCTAGATGATCCGGTCGAATGTTGCCTCTGACTGTATCCCGATATTCGTCGTCGTACGTGCCGGGCTCCAGTCGGTCGCCGAAATACGACGTCGACACTGAGACTTCATTGTCAGCTTCGAGTTTGTTCAGTATTTGCGTCGCATCGCCCCCGATGTCTTTTGCGTTTTGAATATCGAGCCAGATTTCGCCTTGTAGCGTGTCGTCCTCTTTCGTCGCATTGAAGAAATGACCCAACCACGTCTTTTCGGCGACTTCGGGCGAGTTCGCCGACACGATGTTTCCATCGGCGTCGTGTGGATGATTGAGCGTGATCGGCGTGCCATTCCAGGCCGACACTGACTTTGCGATTTCGGCTTCCGGCACGTATCCACGATGCAGATTCATCGCACGCATCGCGGTGACGGGCGCCACGAGATGCTCTCTGCCGTTTAGCTCTCGTCGTTCGACAGTGTCGATGTCGTTAAGTACCAGTTTCATCGTCCTGAATTTCTTCGACTCGCTGCTGAATCTGTTCGGCTTGATCGATGCTCGACTCGACGGCGTCGGTGCCGAACACGACATTGGCCCAGACCAAGTATAGATAGCCGATCGCTGCGGCTATCGCGAGCCACGCGACGTCGGAGTTCAGAATCGGTGGAACGCTATCGAGCGACGGTGTCGCGCCGCTCATCGTGTAATTAACGGCCATTCCTAGTGCGGCGATTCCGGCCGCCCAGAGTACCATCAGGGGCGGCACGCCGACTGCGACGATAATCGCGTTTTTGACTGTCGGATGCAATTCGACTGACTTGCCGGTATCGGTGATGTCATTCGAGCTCATTATTCTAGTTTGATAAGTTTTCCGTCAGTGTTCGCTGCATACACACAACCGTCTCCAGGCAGCACAACATTCGACGATTGAATAGCGCCATACTGCCATCGCTCGCTTCCGTCGCTCGTGTCAAACGCGTGTAACGTATCGTTGCTTGTCACGAAGTACACAGTGTCGTCGGTCACGGCCGCCCCGATGTTGACAGTAGACCCGATAGTTCCGTCGGACCACGTTTGAGATCCATCATCGACATCGTAGGCCAAGAGCGCGTCGTCTCCGACGATATACACGTTCGTACCATCCGAGACTGGTGTGAGCTGTCCTTGAAACGCTTCGACGTCCGTGTCCCATCGCTTTGATGACTCCGAATACCCACCAAGATTGTCGGAATCCGCCGCGAAGAAGTAATCGCCATTCGACGAATCCTCGCTTGGAATCGAGCACACACCACTTTGATCTGCATAGGTAGTGCTATAGGTCTTAATTTTGGAGCCATCGGACACGTCGATGAGCTGAAGGCCTCTGTCGAACGTCGATGCCCATATCGTGCCGAACTTGACACAGAATCGACCGATGTCGTCGTTCGTAGACTGATACCACTCGGCCGTCCATGGATGGTCGTCCTGGCCGCTCCACGAGACGAGCTGAAGTGCTCCGCTATTGTTCCCCAGCACTGCCCTCAACGGATCACTTCTGCCGTCGACTAATGACATGAACCTGCTATAGTTACTGTACGAATAGACTATGTCAAGAGAATCGTCGTATACTACGACATTGTCTCCGGTCGCCCACACTTCGTTTGACTGTGGAACGACCATGATCTCACCGTAATTGTGATTGTAGCTCGTGTTCGACGCCACCAACTCGCCGGTACCTTTGTCGACCTTGAAAATACCTTGGCCAGTCCCGATATACACGCTGTTCGTGTCATCGATCGGTTGACCTCGGTACGCGTCTCCCGATGGCATCTCGGATGCCGTCCATGCGACAGACGGAGACGACGTGACCGATGACATATTTGGATAGTATCCGGTATTAAATGCGTCACCCAGGAACTCGTTTCGTTTGTTGATTGGCCCCGTGCCAGATTCTGCTACGAGCTTCGCGTAATCAAACTGTCCTTTGATACGGCCAGCTCCGACGGCGTCTACGACCCATCCGACGCCGCCCGAATCGTATGACGTGTCGTCGCCGCTCACGGTCGCGATCGGCCCCCCGAGCGGTTCACCGTCCGCGTCGGTTTCGTACAGTCGTCCGATTATCGTCGGATCGTTCCACTGCACTTCCCACGTGAGCCATTCGAATGCGTATCCGGAATAATCGACCGACGTCCTGTCGATCGTCGTGTCGTCTGCAGGGTCCTCGTTGTTTCCGACGCCTAACACGAGCTCGTTGTTCTGCATCAGTGCCTGAAGGCCATACGCATTATCGCCACGGTTATTACCTTGACAGCCGAACAGGAAAATGAGTTGTTCGTTTTCGAAATCGAATCTAAAGTTCGCACGAAAGATGTCACCGCGTCGCGGATACGCGTTGAGTCCGCTCGTCGACATAATTTGATAGGTGCTTGCGCGCTTGGCCTCTCCCTCGAGATATCGATCACCGTCAGTGGCCAAATCGGAATCCGTTCGCACGCTGAACTCATTGCGATATCCGCGATACTCGTCGATGTTTCCGTCTTCGAACGAGTCGATGATGAGACCTGCTCTACTGCCAAGTCCGTTTCCGGACTCGTATACGAGAGCCGATTTACCACTATCTGTCACTTCGTTGCCACTCGCGAATACGTATTCGTTTTTGCCATGGCTACCGACGTTGATCGGCTCGCCGTTCTCGAATACGAATTCTGATTTGCGTGTCATTATTGTACTGACGGTCGGACTCGACGATTGGCCTCGCACAGTCGAATCGTGTATCGACTGTGATTTTTGTATCCTGTTAACAGCGGCGGCAAGTAGTCCGTTCCGTACCAGGACACCTCGTCGAATTCGTCGAAACGGCCATTGTGCGAAATTCCACAACAGTGTATCGTCTCGTGAATCACTCGATTGACGCCCTCGCGACCCTCGCCACCGCCGTAGGGCGTGATGTGATCGGTCGGATCGAAGCCCCATTCGTCGAAATGCGACGGTCCGTTGACGAATCCCGAATATCCTCCGGCAGCACCGGCGCCCGAATCGACGATGAGAATATTCGCGTCCTTGGCCATGGTGCAGTCGTCGGTCCAGATCCAGTTGTCGAAATCTTCCTGTGTCGCATGTTTGTCGGGCACCGACTCGGTTCGAACGGTCACGTCGACATCCAAGTCGAAGCGTTCGCCCCAGGCGTCCAAAAGCGCCCACTCGAGATGCGGCGCGGTCTGTCGACAGGCTTGCAAGCCTAAGTTGGTGTCGGCGTGATAGAGTCTCACTTCGATAGTGCCCGCAGGATCATCCGGTCGAGATGGCCATGGCACGGGATCGCGTTCTGGCGGCCACTGAATGCTGATGTCATCGTCTTGGTCAGATTCTCCATCGCCGGCGGCATCAGTGTCGTGTACTGGCGAGAGCGACCGCCAGAGACGGCTAATTCGCATTGGTCCTCCGCGAGCTCTGCTGATTCATCTTGATCATTATTTTAAGGTTCGTGTGCCAGGCTGTGTTTAAAGGTACCGAACGGATGCATCACTGTGCTACGTGGCCTTCGAGCGACAGCTATCATAGCTCTCGTGGCGTTCCGGCCATCACGCTCCAATCGCTGCTCGGCTGGGCTGATATGTCAACGGCCAGGCGGTACATCCGTCACGATGGCGACACGACCTCGCGGGCGTTGCATCACGCCCATTCGATGTGAGTTGAATCCTTAATTTCCTGTAATTTACTCTGTTCTTGCTGGTGTATCGCGCTCACTATAGATCAGTTGGACGTAGTAATCACGTCACCGCTCACCGTCGAATTAGTATTCATAGATACACTTCCGGTTCGGTTAGGAGCCACCAACCCGCCAAGAACGTGATTGTAGTCGGAAGTCCCAACATCCTCAATCCCGTATTCCTGCATGGGGCTGCTTAATCTGTCGTAAGCTTGCACCCCCGAAACGATGTTGTTCTTCGACCCATAAGTTGACCCATCAATTGTTATCTCATCAAACTGGATGCCAGACCAGTCTCCAGCTCCGTCCCGCGAGTTTTGCTTTACCGTCAATCCTGTAAGGTTGCAGTGGGTCCCGCCGAGGAGGTGGACGCCAGCTTCGGCACAGCCGCTAATATGGCCGCGAATTGTGTGGCTCGACCCATCGTTTCCGTTGTAATCCGACGGCTCGACAAGCTCCACGATCACTCCACTATTTCCGTACGTGTCTTCGATATCAACTTCAACATCGCAGTCGCGGCCACCTAACAGATGGACATACCCATTTTGCATAACTGCGTCAACGTCGCTGTCGTACCCCTCCAGCACGACTCTGGAGGTTGTCCCTGTGTTATTGGACCGAACACTAATCCGCGACCAGTCAACCGAGGCATCGGTGAGGTTGATTCCCAGCGAGTTCTTCCCAAGGTTAACACCGTCAACTCTAAGACCCTTGTGACGCAGCCCCGAATCAGTTCGCATAAATAACAAATTTGAGGACGACGAGTGCGTGCAGTCAACGGCCTCAAAGCCATTACCGGAATTGCCGCCGCTTTTCGTGAATAGAGTGATGCGCCCACTAACAAAATCACACCCGTAATGCCCGCAGTTGAGCATTGTTCCAGACCCTCTGCCCCACTGCACGTCACCTTTATGAACACAGTCATGGAACTGAACGCTGTTAGGGGGGCCGTCGAACCGCAGGGGGCCATCAAATGCAATCGCATTAAAGTTGAGATTTGTGGCGTTCGGAAGGTCGAGAATTCTGCCGTCAGATGATGCCAGCGTCACGTCACCGAAACCCTGAACGTCGATATCGGTGAGGTCGGTGTTGTAGACGGGGATCGTGTGCGTCCCGCTCCCGACGATCCATACCTCGGCTCCGCTGTCAGCCTGTGCTTTGTCGAAAGCATCGTGGATAGACTGGAGCCCCGAGATAACCTCGGATGCCTGGTAAACGGCATTTAATTTCTCTGTACTGAGCGAACTGACGCCCGTAATATCCGCGTCCTCGAACTGCCACTCGTTCGCGGACTCGTTTCGACGGAACACGACGGTTCCGCTCGAATCCTTGACAACGAAATCGCCGTTGTCTTCGTCGATGCTCGCACCCGCCGGTAGCTCGAAGGACTGTCCTTGTACGTCGTTGCCATTCGCGTCCATGATTATTGCATCTCTTGATACCCGTTATGAATCGCTTCTTCGACCAACTGCTGTAAGTCAGCGTCCGGATCCGACTCACCGTGGTCTCGCAGCGCCTGTAACATCTCCTCGTATGGCCCCGACAGTTCGATTTCGAGCGTCATGCCAGCGTCACTCCGTCCGCTTGATTCTCGAATCCGAGATCGTCGGCAGTCTCTCTGAGTGACCCTTGCATCGACTCGACCTCGCCGATTTCTCCACGAACCTCCATCGACACTGATATCAGCATCGACTCGTCTCGCATTCGCATCGACACGCTGCTGATAGTGATATTGCTGTCCTGATGTATTTCTGCGAGTTCTTCGATAATCTCTTGCGCGCGCTGTACGTCGACCGTCTGTTCGCCGTCGTAGGTAAGTGTGTGCATTATAGACTCACGTTTTCGATGAGCTCCCCAGTGATTTCTAAATCGCCAGTCGTCAGATCCATCACCATACGACGAGTGCCGTCGCGCTGTGTGATGATGAGCTGGTCGTCTGTCTGTGCATCTCTGCCGGCCCCAAACCCTATACCGATAATACCCGACGCTTGGACATCCTGTATCGACCTTGCACCGAGCCCGGTGTTCCTGTCCCCCATTGTCGAAAGGTCAGACAGTGACTCACCAGATGCTGATTTGTATCCTATTGCCGTGACGTATGCACCCGTATTATTACGACCAGCTTTGTCGCCTACAGCAGTGAGTCGTTGTCCAGTATTATCCCTCGCCGCAGTATATCCTACTGCGGTACAATCTACCTTTGTGTTGTTCCTTCCTGCTGCGTATCCGAGTGTTGTAGTATAATCCCCGGTGTTGTTATATCCAGCGGAGTTTCCGACCAGCGTGGTTCTTGCTCCCGAGTTGTTTACTCCTGCGAAGTTCCCCATCGCAGTGAGAAATCGACCCGAATTCGATTCCGCTGTATAAACTCCTACCGCCGCAAGATTACTGTTGGTGTTGTTACGGCCCGCGAAACAGCCAACTGCTGTGAGGAAATGCTGTGTACTGTTTTTTGTTGCTCCGTATCCAACGGACACAGTAAGCGCATCATCAGTAACATCTGAACCGAGCACTCGTGCTCCGACACCGACAGCGACATTGGACCCTTGTTGGAGATTACCGTGGTCGCGGCCGTAGGCGATTGTGTCGTCGCCGGTGACGGTGACAGACTCTTCCGTATCTAGCGCCCCGACGTTCGTTACATCGTTGCTATTGGCGTTCCACTCTCCATTTGTGGCGTCCCACCGCAGAGCGGTATTGCCGTTCGGGTCATTGACGACGAGATCGCCGCTGTCCTCTTCGACAGCTGGCGAGTATCCGTTTGGAAGGTCGAGCGACTGCGCTGCTGCCGGTGTGTCTGTCGAGCCTAGATTTGCCATGAATTATTTCTCCGCGAGAACGATCGTCGCGCCGTCGTCGAACTTTGCCATGAATGCGTCCGTACTTTCATCGTACCATCGAACGACTCCATTGTCCGGCGCCGACGGTTCCGCCTCTGGCTCGTATCTGAGTGCCGTCGTTAGCTCGTCAGAATCGTCGAATCCGTGTCGTGTCGCGTGATCTCGAGCGTGATGGTCGTTGGCAGTGACTGTCGACTGATCGATGCCATCGTGATTGATATCGGACTCGTCGACTGTGAGATTGTTCGAGCCGTCTTCTGATAGCAACGCCCCTGCAAATTGCGCCGGATCGACGTTGATGACTGCAGTGCTACCGAGACTGACGGTACCGCCGCCGGTGAGACCGTCGTTTGCGTTGACAGTCAGACTGTCACGCTCGAGAATTGCTTGAGGCACATAGCCGTTTGCACCGCTGTAAACGGTATTACTGCCGTCTGTAAGGTCTTTGCCGTCGAGGTCACGGTCGAACGCTTCGTCAGAAATACCTCGTCCATCCGAGGGCACGATGTCGCCAGTGCGGTTCGCATCAGGATACTTATCGTCAAAGTCATCAATTATCTTGCCGCCGTTGAAGGCCTGATACGCGACGTTGTTCTGGTAGTCCCAATTGCGTATTTCACCCCCCTCGACTTGCATCCGGCCGTTGCGTAAGCACGAGAACCCGATGTTTGGGTCATTTACCTGCCCGTCATAGATGTTGTAGGCGAGATTGATTTCTCCGGAGCGCAGATATGCAAAGGCGTAATTGGACCCGTACATATAGCAGCTATAGAAAGTAATGCCAATCGATGATGTAACCCACGGCATTCCGTCGAATTCGAGGAACTTGATATTGACACCGCTAACGCCTTCGATGTGAATGTTTCCGTCGAATTGTTCCATCCCTGCCGGGTCGTCGTCGCCTACCGCACCGAGCTCTGAATCGCCGAGAATTTCTAGACTGAATTCTCCGTCTTGGTATATCGCGCCACTCCTATTTGTTATCTTGAGTGGCGTGTTTGTCGGTGTCGAGTAATCACCAATTTGCCTGATTTGTACTTGCGCGTCGCCAAATCGAGGCAATTCTTCAAGTGCTCGCGGATAGGACGCGAACGCATCTGATGCAGATTGTCCGCCGTTGTCATCGTCACCGTTTGCCTGATCGACGTAAAAGACTACATCGGTGTCTCGACTCGTCTTGACACCGCCGATTGTCGCTCTATCTATGTTCGCGTCACCCCACGATTTCGACGGCGTGCCGACGTTGCCGTCACTGTCAGTCTTCGGAACAAGGTCTTGGTCGAACTCGACATCGCTTGCCTTTACCGTCACTGTCTCGCCCGACGCGAGTTCCAAAATGATGTTGTCGTTGCTATCGGTTTCGATTTTGCTATTTGCCATGTTAGCACCCAAGAACGAACTCGCTGTTTGTCGTCAGCTCTAACGACGCGTTCGATTCGAATCGAATGGACGATCTTCGCTCGGTGCCGTCGATGATTCGTGTTTCGCCACTTCGAACAAGAAGTCGTGTGTTGCAACGCTCGATTCGCATCATCGACACGGTCGCGTCCCGTCTGTCGATAGTTACCGTATCGACCATTAGCGATTCACCTCGGCCTGAATCGTGACCATCTTGTATCCGTCGTCGGGAAACGTCGCTTCGGCACCTGACGAGGTCGTGACGACCCACTCGGCCCTGTATGTCCCTGGTTCGTCGGTGTCGCCTGACTCCCACGCGTATTCGACGACGCCGCGCGCCGCATCGACTATCGTCGTTCGAGCATCGACGACTGGCGGATCGCTCAGTGCACCGATGACGATGTCGACACGCTGCGCGTTACGAAGGTCGTATGGCGATCCGTCACGTTTCAGCGTCGCCTCGATAGCAGGATCGAGATCGCCCTCTTTGATCGTGTAATCGGTCATACTGCCTCCGCGACTACGGACCCCGAGTTATCGATAGTGATGCGTCGTCGAGTGCTGCCGTCGGGACTCGTAACGATGAGGCCGGCTCCGTTTCCGAGTGTTTCGAAATCGGACGCGTTTTCGTCAGCCTTATCTTTCAGGTATCCCTTGTATCGCTCGTTTCGGTCACGGTCAGTCACGATAAGTAGGTCGTCGGTCTGGGCATCACTTCCGGCGAAGTTCCCGATTGCAATCAGCCCCGATGCTTGATTGTCTCTGATGGCACTCCTGCCGATGCCGATGTTATTACTGCCCATGGTCGAAACGTCTGACAGTCCGTCACCTCGTGCCGCAGACTCTCCAATCACTGTGACACTGTCACCAGTGTTGTTCTTTGCTGCGTCCGTGCCCAGCGCGAACACGCGATTGCCGTCGTTGAACTGCGCGGCTTTGTACCCCATTGCGAAGGTATAGTTACCGGTGTTCTCTCGTGCAGTAAACTGACCGACAGCAGTAAGAGCTCTCCCGACATTGTTCTGTCCACACGAATTTCCGACAACCGTCGTTCGATTGGCAGTGTTATTCTTTGCCGCGTCGTAGCCGATAGCAGTCACGTTGTCGCCAGTATTAGAGCTAGCCGCACTGTATCCCACAGCCGTCAGTCCGTCTTTCGTATTGTTCTGAGCAGAACTAGCACCTAACGCAGTTACTCTATTTCCGTCGTTAGATTTAGCCGAATTAAGTCCTGCTGCCGTCAAAAAGTTGCCACTGTTATCACCGGCCGAAGCAGCTCCGACTGCCGTAAGATAGTTCCCTGTGTTGTCGCCGGCAGCACTCGTGCCAATGGCAGTAGTCCCGTATCGCTCATCATTTTGTGCTGCATTATGTCCGACGACAGTCTTTGCCGGATCGGTTCCGGATGTCACACCGGTCGCGTCTTCGAGCGCTCGTGCACCGACACCGACAACGACGTTTCGGCCTTCGACCGTTGCTCCGTGATCGCGGCCGAGCGTGATGGTGTCACCTTGCGTGAACGTGACAGATCGATCGGTCGCGACATCGCTCGCGACGATGTCCTTGTCTGTCATTGGACGTGCACCTCGTACGTCTCGCCGTCCGTGTTCGGATCGGCGTTGGCGTCGTTATCGCCAATCGTAACACCGCCTGTCGACTCGACGATCAGTTCACCCTCGAACGCGAACGTCGCAAGTGCGCCGTCAGATAACCCGCCAGCATACGCGTCCGACACGTTGCCGCCTGACTCTTCGACGACGACTTGCTCGAATCGAAAGTCGGTCGCAAGCGTTCGGCCAGTCGTTCCGTCGCCAAAATAACTGAACGACGTGCCTTCGAGCAGTCGCCAGTTACTGCCGTCCCATCGACACATGGTGCCGTCCGGAAGCAATCCAGTTCCGTCGTGACGCCGCAATTCACCAGCGGCACCCCCCGATGTCGACGTCAGATCGGCCCTCGGAATGACCACCGTGTCGCTTTCCCACGCGTCGTCACCGGTATCCCATCTGTATAACGTGTATACGTCGGTCGCGTAGTACAGCTGATTGTTGTACGTACCGCTCGACGGACGGGCACTGAGCGATCCGCGTCCGATCGTGTTCTCGTCAGCGTGCTCGACGACATCGGTGTGATCCCATCCGGTGTCACCCTGATCGTACGTGTCCAGGCTGAATCGAGGTGTGTTAGACGCCATCGATGTCCTCCCGTCCGTCGACGTCGTCTTCGGGCGAGATGCCGAGTTCTTCCTGTCGATTTGGCACCGCCAACGGATCGATTTGATTTTCGAAATCGATATTCTTTCCTTCAGCCATGAACTCGAACAACTCTTTCGGCGTTCCGATCAGATCAGTGCTGCCTTGTGGCGAGATTTTCTTAAGCGCATCGGCGCGATTGTCCATAACCTCGGACTTCTCGACCTCGTTGAGTTCGAACAGATTCGGCCAGTGAACGGTGTATCGGTCGTTAGACGGCTGCGGCAAAATGCCATATGATACGAATCTGTCGATAGTCGGACGTAGTACACTCGGCTCGGCGAATCGATTGCGTCGTGTATCGACCCGGCCAAACCACGTCGCGCGATCTTGCGTCGACGCGAGCTCGGCCTGTTCGGAACCGACTAACACCCGCTTTGGAATACCAGTTTGTCCCGAGATGGTCTTGTCGATCTGATCGATAATGCCGCTCGGATCGACTTGCTGACCGTCGATGAGCTCGATGTCAGTGTTGAACGTCTTCACGTACTGCTGCATGTCATGCACCAGTCGCTGGACCTCGCTGTCGAGTCTGTCTAGCTCGCTATCGGGTATGTCAGCCGAATTGTTGCTGTCGATGTCGAACTGATACTTCGGCGCGGCTCCGGTCCAGAACATCTCGGCAGACGAGCCGAGCACTTTCTCCCGGTCGATCAGTCGATTGAACACCGGCTTCAGACGAGGCTCACCGACGATATCCGACTCGAGTTTTCCTTCCGCGATATGAATGAATCTGGTCCAGTGGACATCGCGAATGTCGCTATCGCTGTCGTCGTCGATGTCGCCGAAATCGACGCTATACTGAGTGGGTTTGTTATACCGTTCGTCCGTCGGATCCATTCCGGCGTCCTTGCCGAGAATCCAGCTTTCGACGTGATCTTGAGCGAACGGCGTGAAAAACGCGATGTCTTCTGGGCCACTCAGCGCGCTCTCGTTGACTTCTTCGTCTAGCGGTTGACTGTCACGAAATCCGACGAATAATAATCCGTATTCACCGATGCCAGAGACGACGTCGACTCTTCGAAGATAATGATAGAGACGCGTCTGCTTCGCAAGTCTGCTAAATGCTTCTTCGAAGTCACTCTCTTCGTCTTCGTCTTCCGGTCGTGTGTCGTCGACGACCGTCGGCGCCTCTCGCCACGTGTCGTTCGCAGGCAGCTTGATGACGCGGTTCGCAATGTCCTGTCGCTCGAATCGTGCGCGATAGTCCTCTTCGTCGATCTGACGTGGATATCCCAGCACCTCGTAGATCTGACGGTCACCGCCATACTGACGGCCAAGTCTCCGAAGCACTTCGGTTCGAGAACTCGCGCTCGCGTCGTTCATCACGAGACGGGTCGCGGTCTCGAATGCCTCTTCACTGTATTCGCTTCCGTTCCAGCTAACAGTGCTCATGATTACCACACCAGTTTCTGTGTGCCGCGATCCTTGGCAGGCGCGTCGGACGCCGCCCAGACGGCCATATAGGCGGAGTCCAACACGTCAGGCGACTCACCAAGCGCCTCCTTGACTGCATCTCGGGACGTCGCCTTGAGCACCGTAGCATCGCGCGAGTCGTAATGTTTTTCTTCGAATTCGACGTTTCGTGCAGCCGCGAGCATCTGGCGTCTCATCGTGCGACTCGAAAACGAGCCGCCATCTCGCAGAAACTGACCGAGTTTGTAGAGTCCTTCAGTCCAACGATCGTAGTATTCCGTGTGTTCTGCGGCTTCTTCTCCGGATCTAAATCGAATCGTGTCGGTCCAGAAGCTACTGACCCTGTCTGCGAGTCCGGACCCTTCGCCTTGCGCGTCGATCGCCATGGTGACGTCCGGCCAGTCCTCGACGTAATTTCGAATCATCTGTTCGTTGACCGTGTGATCGACGCCATTCCACGTGTCGTGACAGACGATAGAATCGCCGTGCACGGCACAGAGAACGTTCGAGTCGCCGCCCTGTCGGGCGACGTCGACGCCGATTCCTTGCGCCGTTGGCGTCGTGATTTCGGCGTCTCGGTCGTACGCGTCTTCGACCTGTGCGATCGTGAACGGCCGATGCGTTCGAGCGCTATCCGGTGGAATGACGCCTGCGCGACGACGATACCATCTCGAGTCGAGACTTTCACGCTGCTCGTGCGCGTATTTCGCCTCGTCGTATCCAGGTCTCAGAATCTCGAGCAGCTCGTCTCGGCTGAGAATACCGTCGTCGAGCCGGTCGTTCAGCACGTCTACCCCAGGGTATTCGCCGTCGAAACGCCGCTCGAACGTCTCCTTGGCCTGTGGCCAGTGCTCCGCGTTCCATATTTCCCAGTCTTCTGCGACGGTCGGCAGATCTACCAGTCCGGGAATGTGTGTATCGTCGATCTCGTCGGCATCGACCTTGACGTTGTGCGACTCGAACGAGCTGAACTGAATGACCTCCCATCTCGAATCGGGTCGTTTCAGATCGTAAATAATGTTCGCCTCGTCATCTGGCGGATTGGCGACTGCGATCATTCGATCGTTCGCGTCAGTGATCGACGACCCTGCCGAGTCGAAATGTTCCTCGCTGATGTACTCCTTGTCAGCTTCTTCGATGACTACGAGCACGTCGGATGCGTGACGACCCTCGAGATCACCCGGATCGCGCGGCGCGACCACCTTGAAATACCACTCGTCGTCGATTTCTATTTTGGGCTGATTGCCCTCGTAAATTTTGCCAGGTAGTCCGTGTTCCTCCTTGAGGTCCTTAGCCATCGACTTCATCGGGCGCCACATCGTGTCGACGAACTGACTGTACGAGCCGGACGTCCCTAATGACGTGCTATCGGAATTCGTGTATAAAAACGCATCGCACAACGACGCGACACTGAATGACTTACCGACGCCGTTACCGCTGATGATGAGCACGCGACGATTGTTCGCGACCGATCGCAGAATTCGCCTTTGTGTGTCGGCGAGTTTCAGACCGAGAAAGTCTTCCGCGAATCGAATGTATCGGTCCTCACCGGTCGTGTAATTGGCGGGTGCTGCGCTACTCATCGGACTCGATGAACTGACGCCACTCGACCTCGACGTCGACTTCGTCCGGCTCCTTGTCGATGGCGCCACGACGCTCGAGCCACTCCGCTTCTTCCTGAAGCACCTCGACTGCGCCTTTCCAGTCGCCTTGGCGCATCAGTTCACGCTTCGCCTTTTCGAAAACGGTGTAGTTGTGCCCGGTGTGCGTGCCACCGAGAACGTGCTCGTCGACGAACTCGGCGATCACGTCGAGATCGTAATACACCTGACGTCTGCTGATATCGAGCTCCTTAGAGATCTTCACTTTGTCGATGAGCGACGGATGCCCTTCTTCGTGGACTCGCTTGTAAATGTACGCACGCCGCTGCTGTGTGTTGCACTCGGTAAGATCGTCAGGGAGTGGAACCTTTGTCAGATCGTCGCCGCTCCATGATGCCATTATTCTGATACCTCCTTGAACTCTCTGATCGGATGATGGACGTCGTATTCTTGGCCGATATGATATCCGGCGAACAATTCACCGACAAGTATGAGAATGATTCCGAGCGCGCGAAGTCCGAGCGGATACGCCGCTGGCAACACGCCGTTTCCCGAATGAACGAGCAACACGCCGCATCCAAACAGGAAAAACATCATTACGTAGTACGGCGGCACTCGACGACCGCCGACGAGCTGCAGATATATCGCGATGCAAATCGCGACGACGCCAGTGAGTTCGCTCAGCAGCGCGATAGAGAACACGTCAATCATTGTCCTCCGACGAGACCGTTAGTGTGTAATTGTCCGGTAATCGATTCGCGATCATGTCGACGCCTAACATCACGCCAACGAATGCCAGAAGCACTACTAATCTGCCCGATGTCAGTGTTGAAGCCGTAATAAACGGATCCGCGACGACCAACACGAGAACAACGAACATCGTTGCGAATGCTAGTATCACCCTGGCTGCCTTGAACACTTGCATGCCCTCTGTACTGACTCACCGAACACTTCGCTGTCCTGCTTTCCCTGTTTGTCAGATTCGCCCATCTTCTGACGAACCGTGTCGAGTAACACATCTGTGTCGTGATTGACGCCTTTTTCGTCTAACCTCTTTGCGATTCGTTTTGCGTATTCGATCGCGGTCTGCGTGTCGACCGGTCGCAGTGTCGTCACATGACCGGCGCCGCACTTGCACGTCACTGATTCGCCATCGGTGACAGATCCGAGTGGTGCCTTTGTCGTTTCATCGGGCAGTCGCCACGATCGATCGCTCACTTCGATTTTTCGCGCCCACAGCTCGCCATCGACGGTGTCGACTGCGAAATTCCGCTCGTACGTGACGTGCGTTCGTCGAAAACAGTTGTTGCAGATGTCGCTGTCCTGTTGAATGTACTCAACGAACTGCATGTTATTGAGATGACGCCACATCGTCATCGAGGGCACCTCGAATGTGACGGGTCTTACAGGACAATTACACCTGCTCGATGAAAAACATTCCCCCTATGGGACCGAACCAAGGTACCAATTGCAGTCTTTGGCGGCTGCCAACGCGTGCATGCGCAAGAATTGGATATCGACCGGCGGCTCACGCGGCTCGAACGAGATGTCTTCGAGATCGGCGCCGACGCTGATGACGTAATCAGTGCCCGGTTCTCCGTCTTCGAGCTGACGGTAGATAAGCCGATATCCGGAGCCCTCGCGTCGAATCCACAAACACTCCCAATCCTCTTGTGGGCCGAACTCGTCCTCGTATTGCGTCGCGCTGAACTCGGCGCCGCAGTCCAGACATTCCATCTGGACGACCTCGCCGGGCTCGACGTAAAATTCTGGCATCACTACTCGATCGCCCCCGCAGTCCCTACAGTCCATATGTATACTAAGGCCTTTCTACGTATCAGTCTTTCTTATACACTCATCCCTCCGTCCATGTACTGAACTCTCGATCGCACTCCGTGCATCGATGCCGATAGACCATCGTGTCACTATACTTACGCTTCTTTCGAGTGATGATGGCATCTGGGCCACACTCGCACGGCACGCCCTCATTCCACAGCAAGCCTGTGCCGATACCTTCGACCGTCTTGCGCTGCGCGTCAGTCCAGTCAGCGCTCATCGCCGTCACCCTGAATGGCATCACGGTCCATACGGTCGAACAACTTGTCGATGTTGTCTTCCATGACATCTTCCGCATCGATGTCCACCTCGTCGAGAAGCCGCGCCCAGTACCAAAGCACGTCGCCACACTCTTGCTGTAATCGGCGTGATAGCTCCTCCTCATCATAGTCATCGCGCACGTACTTCTTGACAGCGCCGCCAACCTCGCCAGCTTCGTCATTGAGCCCGATGGCAAGGTACTCGATCGCGCTCTGTGCGGGATACACTACCGTTTCTTCCGTCAACTCCTGGTACTTATTCAGTTTCATTCTTCAATTGTTTATTCCGCTTTGCCCGGCAACTGTTACAGAGGCGGCGCGTTCGTTGCTTCTCACCATCGTACAGTCCAGAAACGTAGCATCGATGTAGATTTTCCTTTCCACAGTCCTGACACGAGTGCGCAGGGCCCTCGGCTATCCATCGCGGTGTAAGGTCACTCATTCGTATCGGCCTCGACGTGCCAGTCGCTGCATTGCAGGGACGATCTCATTAGCAGTGCACTCGGCGCAAAACTGCACGGTGCCGGAGTGCCACGGCCACTCGACCTTGTGTTTGTCTGCCGGATCAGGATGCGCGTCATCGCGTCCTGCAGCGTGGCCAAGAATGATCGTCGAACTGATGCCGCTGTACGCCATGCATACGCGAATTTCGGTGGGCTGACCGCCGTAGTACTCGTCACAGCCGTCGCATCGGAATGCCTCACTCATTGTCAATAAGTGCAGACGGAAGTCTTTGAGTCTCCTGTTGTAGACACTGAACGGAACAATACAGACGTATTTCACCGACAACGTACGACGGCTCACCCGTCGGATTCCACTCTACTTCGATGTGCCCCTCTCCTTCTGGCGGATCGTCCCATCCGACTTCGTATCCGAGCGATTCGTCGCAGTTGCTACATTGGTCATCTGACATCGAGACCGTCCTCCGTTTCGATAAATAGGTTTCCGCACCAGGGGCAGAACCAATCGAACTCGTCGTCGTTTTCTGAAACGTCGTCAAGCTCCGAGTTTCCGCATCCATCTATCGGACATCTGTCGCTCATCGGTGCCCACACTCCTGGCAGACGAGCTCGTCAGTGCCCTCGACGAGCGTGAAATTCTCGAGATCATCGGCGCCGCATGCTTCGCACGCGTATATGCGATGGACGATATCGTATGTGTGTCCGAGACTTCGGCCGTCCTCGTCTCGAACGACGCCATCGTCGTCCGCCTGCGCGAGCTCGTAATTTTGATCGCGCACCACGAAGATTTTTCCGGGTTCACCTTCGAGTATCATCGGACTTGTCGAAAGACCTCCTGAGACACTTCCTTGGGGCAGTTTCTGACGACGGACCACACGTACGACGCAGGCAACGCGATATCGAAGGTTTCCTCGCCGCCGTCCGTGAGCGTCGTGCGCTGCGCCTCGATGAGCTGTCCGTAGTCGTTCCGAACCTTGTTCGCGTAGGACGTCGAGCATCCGGCGTGTTCGGCGAGTGCTTCCGACGTCGCGTCGGGGTCGTCCGCCGCGGCCTGTACGACTGATCGCTGCAATGGAGTTAGGTCCTCCACGATATCGATATGTCTGGTCTGTTATTAAATCTTACTGTCACCGACATTGTCTATGCAGCGCTGATACTGAACTGGGGTGACGCAGTGAATGAAAGTGACAGGCAATTAACACAGACCTAAACAGCTGCGTGGGTGCCTCGAAGCGGCAATGAACGG